GTTAGGTCACCCTGATACACCGTCTATTAATTTAGATCGTGTTTCACACCTTATCGTAGATCTTCGTAAAGAAGGTACAAATTACGTTGGTAAAGCAAAGATTATGGAAACACCAATGGGTAACATTGCTCGTGGTCTTTTAGATGGTGGAGCAAATCTTGGTGTTTCCAGTAGAGCTCTTGGATCTCTTCAGATGAATAAGGAAGGAATACAAGTAGTTCAAGACGATTTCATGCTGTCAACTGCAGCTGATATCGTTGCCGACCCTTCAGCACCAGATGCATTTGTAAGAGGCATCATGGAATCTGTGGAATGGGTTTTCGTCGATGGAAAATTTGAACAAAGACAGATAGAGGAGACAAAGAAGTTAATTCAGAAGACTCCTTCTAAGAGATTAACTGAAGCCTCTATTGCGGCTTTTCAGAATTTTCTGACAAACCTGAAATAATTTATTTAATAAATAATTAAAGAACTCATCCAGTTATAGGAGAACACGATGTCTATCGAACAAAAGATTGCACAACTTCTAGAGGAAGCTCAGAAGTTACAAGCAGAAAGCGTTGAGAGTCTATCAGAAGAAGAATTCAATGCTCTTTCAGAAGAAGAGCAAGCTGAGTATGAACTTGACGAAGCTTCTTCATGCTACAAGAAAAAAGAAATGAAAGAAGAAACGGAAGAGGAAGTTGAGCAAGAGCTTAAAGTAGACGTATCAGAAGACGTCGCTGCTCTTATCAATGGTGAAGAACTAACAGAAGAATTTAAAACTAAAGCTGCTACGATTTTTGAAGCAGCAGTAGTTACTCGCGTCAAAGCAGAAATTGCTAAGATCGAGGAACAGTTTGAAACTCAACTTGCAGAACAAGTTGAGCAAATCAAAGAGGGTCTCGTTGAAAAGGTTGATGGATATCTCAACTACGTAGTTGAGCAGTGGATGACAGATAATGAACTTGCCCTTGAAAACGGTATGAAGACTGAGATCATGGAAAGCTTTATCGCTGGCATGAAGAATCTCTTCATGGAACACTACATCGAAGTTCCTGCTGAAAAGTATGACTTAGTTGGTGAACTAGAAGAACAAGCTGAAGCAATAAAAGCTAAGCTTGACGAACAGTTAGCTGCTAATGTTGAACTTTCTAAGCAAGTTAACGAGATGAAACGCACTTCTTCTATTGAAGAATTCTGTGCAGATTTAGCAGATACAGATGCAGAGAAGTTCAAAGGCCTTGCTGAAGAACTTGCATATGAAGATGTTGAATCGTTCAAGACAAAGCTTCAAACCATTAAAGAAAATTATTTTGGTAAGAAGGCTACTCCAAACGTAAGTTCGGTTGTAACCGATGATCCTGTGCAATTAGATGAAGAAGCCAAGACTATCGATCCAGTTATGGCAAAATATCTAGCAGCACTTAAGTAAATTACATCCACAAAGGAAAAAGTAAAATGACTACACGTCCAGATCTATTAAAAAAGTGGGCTCCTATTCTTGAGTCTACCGCAGCTCCAGCATTTAAAGATGACTATCGTAAATCTGTAACTGCACAACTTCTTGAAAATCAAGAGCGTGCAATGCATGAAGGTGCACAAGCTCTTAACGAAGCAATTCCTGCCAACTTTGGTGGTACTGGTATCGCTCTTGGCGGTGCTGGCCAGAATGGCAACATGGCAGGTTACGACCCAGTTCTTATCGCTATGGTTCGTCGCTCTGCTCCACAAATGATCGCTTATGACATTTGCGGTGTTCAGCCAATGACCCAGCCAACTGGTCTTATCTTCGCAATGAAGAGCCGTTATTCAACACAAGGTGGTACAGAAGCTCTATTCAACGAAGCTGATACTGCTTTCTCTGGTACTGGAACCCACTCTGCTACTCTTGATGGTTCTACACTAGGTTCACAAACAGCTGGTACCGGTATCACCACAGCCAATGCTGAAGGATTAGGTGACACTGTTGCATTCGGTCAAATGGCATTCAGTATCGAAAAGACAACTGTTACTGCTAAGACACGTGCTCTACGTGCTGAGTATACAGTTGAGCTTGCACAAGACCTTAAAGCAGTTCATGGTCTTGATGCTGAAGGCGAACTAAGCAACATTCTTTCAAGCGAGATCCTTAACGAGATCAACCGTGAAGTTGTTCGTACAGTTTATGCTGCTGCTAAAGTTGGTGCACAAGCAGGTACTGCAGCTGCTGGTACTTTCGACCTTGACGTTGATTCAAACGGTCGTTGGTCAGTTGAGAAGTTCAAGGGTATGATGTTCCAGATCGAGCGTGAAGCAAATGCTATCGCTCAGACAACTCGTCGTGGTCGCGGTAACTTCATCATCTGCTCAAGCGACGTTGCTTCCGCACTCGCAATGGCAGGTGTTCTTGACTACGCTCCAGCTCTAAGCAACAGCCTCAATGTTGACGATGCTTCAACAACCTACGCTGGTGTTCTAAATGGTAAGTATAAAGTATATGTTGATCCATATGCTGCAAACGCAAATGCTTCCAACGCAACCCAGTTCTTCCTTGTTGGTTACAAGGGTTCCTCAGCATATGATGCTGGTCTCTTCTATTGCCCATACGTTCCTCTAGAGAAAGTACGTGCAATCGACCCAGCAACCTTCCAGCCCAAAATCGGGTTTAAAACTCGTTACGGAATGGTCGCAAATCCATTCACCAGCTTAACCGCTGGCACCAACATCTACTATCGTAGAGTTGCTGTTACCAATCTCATGTAATTGAGATGGTGTCAACCCTCTAGGGTTGTTAGGGGAGGCTTCGGCCTCCCTTTTTTTATATAAATAATAGTATGACTACAAAAACTCTTTCATGCCCTCTGCCAGAAAACATTAATCCATTGTCTCCGAATGGATACATGTTTACGCTTCAGCGCTTGCCTGAATTGAGTTATTTTTGCCAGGAAGTTTCTCTTCCGTCGATAACTCTTCCTGAAGCAGTTCAGATGAGCCCGTTGTCTAAGATCTCGTTATCCGGTGATCAGATAGATTTTGATACTCTTCGAGTTCAATTTCTAATCGACGAAAAGATGGACAATTACAAAGCCATTCATAACTGGATAATTGGATTAGGATTCCCAGAAAATTATTCTCAGTACACGCAGACTATAGGTGATTCATCTATTCCAGGTGTTACTGAAGTTGCTCGATCATCGTCAGACGCAACCCTGATTATTCTAGGAAATAACAACACTCCAATTCAAGTCATACAGTTTGCAGACTGTGTTCCAGAAAGTTTAGAAAGTATTACTTTCACATCAACTAATCAAGACGTACAATACTTGATTGGATCTGCTACTTTTAGATATACATACTACAAATTCGTTTAATTTGTACAATCTTATTGGTCTATAATATAATAGATCAAAAGGAGATATATTATGACGCTTGATGAACTGCACGATCTGTGGGATGCAGATTGTAAGATCAACGACGATCACCTAGATCGCGAATCGGTTAAGACTCCCAATCTACACGCAAAGTACTTGAGATTTCTTATTCAACATAAGATGAAGTTGTCTGCACTGCAGAACGACTACAACCTGATGAGGCAAAGAAAGTTTCGTTATTATCGCGGTGAGATGACTAAGAACGAACTTGAAGAACTTAAGTGGGATCAATGGCAAGGTGTGAAACCACTTAAGAACGAGATGGAAGAGTTTCTCGATGGTGACTATGATCTCAACAAGATCACTATAAAGTGTGAATATATAAAGAATATGATCGAGGCTTTGGAGTCCATACTCAATCAGATCAAGTCTCGAGACTGGCAGATACGTAATGCCATTCAGTGGAAACAATTTATAGCAGGTTCGTAATGATAAAAGTTGAGAAGATAAACGAAGTATATCTAAGAGTCTACACAGAAGAAGGAATAGCTCAGGAAATTTCTGAGTTCTTTACATTTGAAGTTCCCGGTGCAAGATTTACTCCTGAGTTTCGTAATAGACTTTGGGACGGAAAGATTCGCATGTACGATCTTAGACGTAAGACACTTTACGTTGGTCTTCTCTCTTACTTACAAAACTTTGCAGAACGTAATGAATACGATATTGAATACGTTAACAGCGTTCAGAATAATACTGAAGTAGACATCAATCAATTAAAAGATTTTCTATCGTGGATGAATCTACACGGTAGAGGAAAGCCTATTGAAATCTACGATTATCAAATAGAAGCTATCCATCACGCACTTACTAGCGAAAGGTGCTTGTTGTTGTCTCCTACTTCTTCGGGTAAATCGCTAATCATCTATAGCACAATGCGATGGCACCTCGAATATAATAGAAAGTGTATTATTGTCGTCCCAACTACTTCGTTGGTTGAACAACTTTATTCTGACTTTGAAGATTATTCTTCAATGAACAAGTGGAAAGTTGGTCGTCACTGTCAGAAGTTATATTCAGGATTTCCAAAAGATTTCGAAGCAGACGTTCTTATTACTACATGGCAATCTATATTCAGACAACCTGCTGCTTGGTTTAAGCAATTTGACGTGATATTCGGTGATGAGGCTCATAACTTCAAAGCTAAATCACTGACGTCTATCATGGAAAAATTATCTACGTGCAAGTATCGAGTTGGCACAACGGGAACTCTTGATAACAAGAAAGTACACAGATTAGTTTTAGAAGGAGTGTTTGGCGCAGTAAAGAAGGTGATCACCACTAAAGAGTTGATGGATACCAACAGAGTAGCTAAGTTAAAGATTACTTGCTTACTGTTGAATTATGAAGATATAACTAAACAGATCGTACGTAATTTCAAATATCAAGATGAAATAGACTTTATAGTTAAGCACGAAAAAAGAAATAAGTTTATTCGTAACCTAGCAATCAATACAGATGGAAATACTCTTGTTCTTTTTCAGTATGTTGAAAAACACGGTAAGGTGCTGTTTGATTTGATTAAAGAAAAAGCTACTGATAGTCGTAAAGTGTTTTTCATCTATGGTGGAACAGAAACAGAAGATAGGGAAACAGCAAGAAAATTAATGGAGAATGAAAGTAACGCGATTTGCATCGCGTCCTTCGGTGTCTTTTCCACTGGAATTAATATTCCTTCTATCGAGAATGTTATCTTTGCTTCTCCATCCAAATCTAAGATTCGTAATCTTCAATCGATTGGTAGAGGTTTACGATTGAAAGAAGGAAAGAGTCATTGTAATCTTTATGATATCGCTGATAACTTCCGTTGGAAGTCTTGGAAGAATCATACATTTGGTCACTTTGTCGAACGACTCAAGATTTATTCTGAAGAGCAATTCAACTACAAGATATTAGAAGTACCAATAGAATAATATTATATTCGAAGAACCATTATAAAACCATTGTCCAAGGTTAGTAAAATACTTTTTTATCAAATATAATTGTTTTACTAGCTGTGTCTTTTAGGATATAATCTATAAAAACGGAGAACTAATGTCAACAGCCCACTATGTAAACAATGCAGAAATGCTCGAGTCTATCAAGAAATATAAACAAAATTTGGTTGATGCTCGAAATAACGGTGAAGAAGATCCAAGGATTCCAGAATATTTGGGTGAATGTATTCTAAAGATTGCGACTCGTCTTTCGCATAAACACAACTTCATTAATTATTCATACCGCGATGATATGATTCTTGATGGTATCGAGAATTGTATTCAGTGTATGAACAGTTTCGATCCTCAAAAATCTTCTAATCCATTTTCCTATTTCACACAGGTTATATACTTCGCGTTTCTTCGTCGAATAGCAAAAGAAAAGAAGCAGTCGTATATCAAAGGTAAACTCGTGCAGGAAATGGTGTTTGACACTTACGAACTCCAAGATCACGACGATGATGGTGATTTTAAAAATGCTTATGCTGCGTTTATGCAAGCACACTCGACTTTCGACGATTCTTTTATAAAGAATAAAGAAAAGAAAAAGAAAGCAAAGACAGATAATTCTTTAGAAAACTTTTTTCCGGATGATCCAAATGCTTGATAAAGATTGGCTTGATAAAGTTGCAACTGCTGCTTCCGTTTACTGCGAAAGACCTAATGTAGATGAAAAGGAAATTGACAGGTTTTTAGAATTCTTGTTCATAGCATATGGATACACAGATCTTCTTAAAAAGAAAAAAGACGGTAAATGAAAGTAGCTATTATAACTGACCAACACTTTGGTGCTCGCGGTGATAGTACACAGTGTTTAGATTATTATCAGAATTTCTATGATAATGTATTTTTTCCTACGCTTGAACAGAGGGATATAAAACATATACTTGTCCTTGGTGATACTTTTGATCGTAGAAAGTTTATTAATTTCAATACCTTAGCGAGGGCTAAGAGTATGTTTTTTCAGAAAGCATTTGATCAAGGTACCTTTATTACAATGATCGCAGGGAATCACGATACTTATTATAAAAATACAAATGATGTTAATAGTCCAGAATTGACTTTGGCAGAGTATTCTAATGTTATTATTGTAACTCATCCAGAGACTTTTAATATTCACGGTGTCCCTGTTTGTTTTCTTCCATGGATATGCGCTGATAATTATGCAGATTCAATGAATGAGATAAAAACTACCAAAGCTGAAATTTGTATGGGTCACTTAGAAGTTGCAGGATTCGCAATGTACAGAGGAGTGGAATCTCATGATGGATTATCTAAAGAGTTATTTTCTAAATTTGATATGGTTTTCTCAGGACACTATCATCACAAGTCTGACGATGGCCATATTTTTTATCTTGGCAACCCGTATGAATTAACTTGGCAGGACTACAACGATCCTCGAGGGTTTCACATATTCGATCTAAGTACTCGTCAACTCGAGTTTGTTCAGAATCCATATAGTCTATTTGAAAGATTTGAGTACGACGATTCCACCTACGATCCAGACGGCATTGACACATCTTTCGCTACAGACAAATACGTAAAGATTGTCGTCGTTAATAAAACAAATCTCTACAAGTTTGACAAATTCATCAATAGAAT